TATAGTAACAGTAGCTGGTGAATTATCAGTTACAACTTTAGATATTGGTGGTACTGATGTTACTTCTACAGCGGCTGAATTAAATATATTAGACGGTGTAAACACAACAGCGTCAGAGCTAAATCTTTTAGATGGTTCTGCTAAATCTACTTCTTCAATTACCATTGCCGATTCAGACGCATTTATTGTAATTGATGGTACAACTACTAAGCAAATACCAGCATCCGACATTGCTTCATACGCAGGAGGGGGTGGTGGTTCATTTGATGCCGTAGCTAATGGAGCTATTTCAGCAGGTGACCCAGTATCCTTAGAGGCTGATGGGAAAGTAATAAAATGTCAACTATTACAATCAGGTAAAGCAGAAGGCGATGCAACAGAATTTGATTCTACAGCAACAAATGGATATTATCAGGGTGTAGGGGTTGATACAGACAATAATAAAATGGCTGCTTATTACAGAGACCATGGTAATAGTCAGTATCCAACAATAGTTATTGGAGGATTTACAGATGCTGCTGAGGGAGCAATTTCTTTTGGAACTCCTGTAGTTCTAGATACCACGGCAGCTACTGCACAAACTAATGCTATAGCATATGACACTAGTGTAGATAGATTTGTGGTACCTCTTGCAAATGGTAATGGATTACAAACTGTTGTTTTTTATTGCAGTAATACCAGTACTAACGCTATAACAAAAGGAAGTATTCAAGTTATTGAAGGAGGAGACCAAAATATTCCTACAAATGCAGTATATGATTCAGCTCAATCTAGAGTTATAATAGGATATCAAAATAGTGGTGGGGCTCAGTGCTGTAGGGCACTAAATGTTACTGGAGGTTCTACTAATAATGTTTCAGCTGGAGCAGAATTAGCATGGGACTCTTCTAACCTTGATGGAGATAATGGTTGGGGTATGGAATATGATTCAAACGATGGAAAAACTATGATTGTGTTTAGAGATATTGATAATAGTAATTATTTGACGGCAGTTGCTATTACCACAGATGGTTCAAATTGTACTCAAGGAACCCACCAAGCACTAACCTCGTCAGCTGAGACTGGTGCTTCACAGCCAGCAACGGTTATTCACGACCCAGATAAAAACATTAATGTATCTTTTAGTTCTTCTCATGCCCTTTGTTTTACATCTGCTTCTGGTTCAATAACAGCTGGGCAACGAACAGCAATTTCTAGCTTGCGTACTTATCATGGGGGGTATTACGATACTAACAAAGATAGAATAGTACTATTCCATGGAGGAAGCTCTGACATTAGAGCAATAGTTGGTTACATTTCAGGTACGGGGTCTAGTGCAACATTTGTTGTTGAAAGTGAGTCTACAGTAGTTACTGATAATACGTCATATACAAAAGCTGCGTTTATTCCATCGGCTAATAAAGGGATTGTTTCATACAATGCTTATGGTGATGGATACTATGCTTTGTGCCCATCTGTAGACTTAAACTCAGGTACTTATATAGGATTTGCAAATGATGCTATATCAGACACAGCTACAGGCACAATAACTACAATAGGTGGTATAGCTACAGGGCAAAGTTCATTAACTATTGGTTCTGATTATTACATTTCAAATGCTACCTTGACGACTACTTCAGGGACTAGATTTGTTGGGCGAGCCCTAACGGCAACAACACTTTTGTTAGGATTCCCTAGAATAAATAATACAGATTAGGAGAGAATAAATGAGTAAAATATTAATTTCATCAGGATTGTCGGGACAAACTAAAAGAGTAAAGTTTGTTTTTGTTGATGACGAACCTTTAGCTTTTGAAGAGGGGCAGATTACAGTGGGGAGCCCAGCAAGATTTATAATAGGAAACTTAGGTTCTAGTAATTCAACACTAGTTGAAAACGTAACTAATGTTCCTAGTGACTATTATGGAGACAAGTATGACTACGATAGTGGCACTTGGACTAAAAGAAGTGACTGGGATGACAGTATAGATAGTTAATAAAATCTAGTATAATAATAAAGACCCTTATAAAAAGGGATAAAGAAAATAGGAGAAAAGAAACATGGCAGAGATAGATGTACAAAACGATTTAAAAGCAGTTACTGAAAAAATGGAAGCTTTAGTCGATGAACTAAACAAAGTAAATGCACACAGAGAACAACTAGTCGGACAAGTACAAAACCTACAAGGTGTACTAATGTACCTTAGAGGAAAAGACGACAGCCCTGAAGTAATAAATGAGGGTGGGGTTCCAGAAGAAGTTGTAGAAGCAGCTAAAGAAGCAATAAAAGGTAAAACAGGAGATAAAGACTCCTAGGAGATATAAATGGCTACAACTGCTGGAGCAGTATTTGATAAAGTTTTTACACATAACGGAAGTAGTTATACTGACGTTACACTAGAAGCACAATCCCCTGCGGGAACTTCCTTCTCTATTCTTGGTGCATCAAGTCATTATTTATATTTAGGGAATGATTCAAAATTTGATATGGCTGTTTTTGATGTAGATACGGCTGGAAGTTTAGGAGCATTAACATGGCAATATTATAATGGAACCGCTTGGACAGAGTTTATACCAGCATCTGGTAGATATGAGATAGACCCAGACGATGATGAGGGAGGTCAATATGATTTTTCAAAAGATGGTGTAGAAATATTTCCCCCAAACTTACTTAGTGATTGGGCAACAGATGCAATAAATAGTGAAACCAAATATTGGGTTCGAGTAAGTACTGCTAGTGTTACCACTGCTCCTACAATAAAGCGTATACAAATGAGACCTTATGCAGCTTACTGTACGACTAAGGACGTATATAACTTAATGCAATTGAATAATGTTCTTAGTGGTACTGACTTTACAAGTTCTACTGTTCCAAGTAAATCTACAGTAGAACAATATATAATGGAAGCTCAATCTTATATAGATATGCAGACAAGAAAGTCTTGGAGACCTAATTATGAAACAGAGGAATACCATCAATTTAATTTAAATGGGTTTAAACTTGATAGACCTGATGCATATAAAATTTTAGATGTAAAAATATGGAATGGTGCTAACTGGGATTCTAAAAGACAAGGCAGAACAAAAGATTTCTTTTTAGTTAAAGATACTAATATGGTTCACTTTTCTAGGTATTTTTTATTACCAGCTAGGTTTACTTCTTATAATGCTCCCGTATGGAGATGGGGTGGTGGAGAATTTACTATGCCCGTGAAAGTAACTTATTTATATGGAAGAGATATTCAAACTGATGTTAGACAAGGTGGCATAGTCCAAGATATTACTAAAATGATAGCGGCTACTGAAGTAGCAAAAAATGCTGACTTTGGTGGGTTAGTAGTTAGTGGTATGGATAGATATGATATTGGTAGTAGAATTTCTAGTTGGCAAACGAATATAGATGATACTATTGATAGTCTAAAAGCTTTTGAGGTGTTTTAATGCCTGATGAGCCTATACCTATAGATGCTGTAATGACAGACTTAAATAGTCAGTGGAATGCATCTAATGTAACAAAACCAACACTGACCACTGTAAATGGGGACAACCAACCATTTAGATTTGATTTAAATGTAGGGGACCATTTAATTGGAAGAACTGGTAGCCCAGCATTAGAAGAGACTCCTATCGGCAACAGAAAATATGGTAATAGAATATATTCAATAGAAATAGAATTATATACATTGACTGGTAGACAACGATTATATAATTTAATGCGGGAAGTGAGAAAAATTATTCATGCTAGAATGCACTCTTTGACTAATTTTCAAAGACAAACATTCCAAAATTTTTCTGAAGAAGTTTCAGAACAAGCTAATATGTGGACAGGAACTATAACAATACAATTAGAAAATAATGGAGTTTTATTAGAAACTACGTAAAAATGTAGTATAATATATAATAGGACTATATATGGAGGACTAAACTATGGGCGTATACCGAAGCGACCAAGCACAATTAACATTCGCTGCTGAAGCAGCACAAGGAGGAGACCCTGAGTTAATGCAGGGAGCTTCTGGGTCATCAAGTACTACTTTAAGTGCTGCTGCTGCGGCAGGGGCTAGAAGTATTACAGTAGCTAGTGCCTCTGGGTTTACTGTAGGAGATTTTATAAGAATTGGTACTGTTGAAGGTACTTATGCTAATACAACTACTGCACATGAAGTAAGAAGACTTGAATCTATAGATGGAACAACCTTTAACTTAGATAGACCATTAGCGTTTTACCACGCTCAACAAGACGATGGTACAAATACAGAAGTACAAGAAGTTACTGGTGTTGGTAATGAATCAACTGGTGCTGGGGATAATTCTAAATTTATTACTTTTATTCCGGGTATTTATGAAACAATAGACACACCAGACCCAGAGATGAGTATTGAAGGTAGAAGATTTCTTAGTACACAATCTAAAAGAA